AAACAACGTACACCCATACGACGGATATGACTCAACAGGGGAAAGTTATTATGCAACCCTTCCTCAGATGGCTCATGCGTTAATAAAAACCTGCCTTTCTGCTGCTCTGTTGTCTCCAGGCAGGTTTTTTGCATGCAAGCTGGGGAGAAGCCAGGAGGATTCACATAATCTCGTCCGAATGGCCCACGTCATCAGAACACAGTCCTTCGACTTCATCAAGGGCAATAGCGAACTCATCAGCCGTGAACTCAATGTCAGTAGGTTCAAACTCACGAGTGGTGTATATCTGTTTGGCCAGCCCCAGGTCGCCATCCAGTACAGCTGCGGTCATTGCAGCCTGCCAAGGTTCGAGTGCGGCAGCTCCACTTTCGTCAGCCATCTCAAAGACCACCTCATCGGACCCGGGGATGTCCATGGGCTGGGTGGGCACATTGACCTCCCTAACAGCCGGGCAAGGCGGGGCGGCCGTCCTGGACATCATGGCAAGGCAGTCTGTCACGCTCTGATCCCAGACCCCGCACACCTCGGCAGCAGCGCTACCAGCCCCGGCCCTGTGACATGCTTGGTGGACCACCTGCCTGTAGACACGCTTCTCGGGTTCTTTAGTGAGGTCGTCAATTGTTGCGGCAGGTAGGTGTCCCCTGTCTGTGTTCCCATCGCCAGCCAGGGTCAAGGCCTTATCAAATGCAGACACGAGTGACCTGATTAGGTCCCTGAAAGTACGCTGTGGCGCAACCTGCAGCGCAAGCTGGGTGTAGATGTGGCTCATGACGTAGCGAGGGCTGCCGGTGTACTGCGACAGGAGACGGCACCTCTTTGCTGCAAACCTCCATGACCTCCTCATGGCAGGACCGCCCAGTGATGCAGTGGCGCTGTACATCGCTTCTGAGCATGCCCTCCCGTACGAGAACAGAACCATGGTAGCTGTGAAGTCAGCGAGGTTGTCCCGAGATGTCTTCCCCATGGTCCTGAAGGCCTCGACTGCTCCTGACGGGCGCCCCCCCAGAGCGTCTTGAGCGTAGCTGTAGGGTATATTTGGTATATGTTTCGCCACAGCCTTAAGAGCCCGGCTGACGACGTTGATAGCGTTAGGCATGCAATGGCCGACCACCGCCGTGGCCTCATGCCATCTACAGGTATATACTTCCCTGGGGCACTCCCTGGGCAACTCGGACGAGCACTGCTCTACAATGGCCATCAGTGCAGCCTGCGAGGTGCCGTGGTCCCTGGTGTATCGTGAGATGCGTGTGCTTAGTTTGGTCGACTTCCTGCTGCCGTACTCATCAGCCTGTGCACGCTTGTCAGGCCTCTGACGCACGGGAACAGGAAGCCCGATGGCATTCCCGAATAGTTGGCCTGCTGAGATGATAACTTCGGGCTCGTCTAGTGCGTCGGGTAAGGTGCGGCGTGTCCCGACCCACATCTCAAGTGCCTCGTCATCTTCCAGAGGGCTTGCCAAGGCCAGTGGTACCCAGGTTGATGAAATGTTGCGATAGATAGCCTCCCTCCCGGAGCATGCCTGTAACAGGGTTACTAGGCCCCTGTTCCCATGAGAGACGAAGGTTGCCGGATCTGTGGTGGGCAAGCAGTCAGCGTGGATTGCGAAGTGCATCGGTGCAGGCTTGTGGGGGGCAGCTGCATATTCGACTATTCCCATGCAACGCAGGCAGTCAATCATAGCATACAGGTCCAGAGGTGTCGATATGCTGTCCAAGTACCTGGCCAATCTGGATGCGTTGACCTGCACCAGGTCACGCGAATTGGGCATGGGCAACAGGAGGTGTGAAGTCCGAGAATTTCTGATCCCGATTCTCTTGGTGGACGCGTCTACTCTGTACCTCAGTCCCAGGTCTGGTATCATATCCAGGCTACCTACACCCCACGCTGCACAGAAGGCAGCCCACAATTCGTCAGGAGAGTAATCCCCGGGGTCAGACTTCGACCTGACGTATGCGACAACCGCAGCGCCCTCAGCCACAGTTTTCTGTACTATATTCATGGTTTTGTATGTTTCATGGTCCGTAATCTTTGCCGACTTCGAACGCACCGCCCTCTTGACTCCCATAGGAGGGATGCCGTCGTATACATTCTTATACACCGAGGGGTTCCCAGTCTCATAGCACTTCGAAGTGGGGGCTAGGTAGGAGACGGTGGCTACAGAGGTGCCTTCACTAGGCTGCGGCGCCCAGCAGCCAGCGTAATCAGGAACTGTGTGGTTGACAACCCTGGCATCAAGCTCCTGATAGTACTGGTCACGTATCCATGAAGCGTCGTCATAGACCTGTGCTCTCAAGTTGGCCTCCGGGGTTACAACCCTAGCTAGGGGGATTTGAGAAATATGCAGTACAAAAGTAGCATTGCCCTCCTTTAGCCTGTCAGATAGGCGTGCCCTATCTTTGAACGAGGTGACCCTAACCAGGATCTCGCTTCTGCCAGCTCTATCAAGTAGGGCTGCCCTAACTCGGTTAGGGAGCGCAGCGGTGAACGACTCCAGCACATTCGCATCCCATACTCCCAGCTTTACCAGCTCCTCGAAGAACGCGTTTTCGGCTGGTGGTGCTGCCAGCATTTCTGAAAAGACTGGAGACTCTGTGTAGCTGGCTAGCTTCGATTGTAAGAATGACCTTACGGGGGTACCGGGATCAACGACACCGTGCATGTACACCTCCCGGGGTCGGGATGCCAGGCTCTCGTACTTGCCCTTGGCGAAAGGCTGCATAGCAACAGCGCGTGTGATCCCTTGAGTTGTCCTCCTGTCACAGTCTCGCTGTTGCCTGTCGGATAGGGTGTACATTATGTTGAGGAAAGATGTTATCCCGTCGTGGATCTCGTTGGTTAAGAAGCCAGTGAGGCTAGGCAGCCCTAAACCTCCCATTCCTCTGGGAGCAAACAGGGTAGCTACCGTTCGTGTAGCCCCGGCTAAGCCGAACTGAGACGCTGTCTGGACGCACAGGTGGCACACCCTGAAGATGGCATATGCGTAGCAAACTAGGGGGTCCGCTCCTCTGCCTGCCGCCGATCTGTAGGCACCCAGGACTGTGTCCGTGTGATCCAAGATGGACGCATATCTCCTCGTGAAGTCGCGGTCTGCCTTAGCAAATATCTTAGCAGGAGTGAGCACCTCGGACCCCTCACAGTTGAACCTGTTCAGATATATGAAGGAGTGAGTGGAGTACATCGTCTTGTGCTTGTCTAGCTCAGCCCCGACGTTTGCCCATACTGTGAATGTCGTGTCGTAATGCTGGTCGACGATTGTCTGCAGCCTATCGTCAGTCGTGTCCGAGTCGAATACTAGGGCTTGAACAGCATCATCAATCATGGCTGCTGTGCGTGCTCCCTCATGCTCCCTGAGGAGGTGCTTCTCCTTAGCGACTCGCACGCAATAAAGAGACAATCTGTCATTGAGCAAGGAGTCCATGGTCCCCGTAAACCCCTGGAACAGTGTCTCTGTTGCTGGGAAATGCCTAACATCGCCTCTCTTATTCATATAGGCAACCATATTATCCCATATGTTCTCCAATTTGATCCCCTTTGGGGCGGTGGTCGTGCGTAGGACATAGTCGTGGTGCTGTGCCCAGAGGCGACGAGGACCGGTGTCAGACCACCCCGCAGCATCATTGGATACGATCAAGGTAGGTCTGTTGCTTCGAACATCAGCATTAATGTCAGACATCAGGGCATCACATGCTTCTGGTCGTTTCCTAGAGGTTATTCCCCTATAAAGTGCAGCCAAGGGAATAGCACAGCGGTCATACTGAGATGTTGCTTCCCTAGTAATCGCGTCCGCAGACCATGTGGCTCGGACCTTGCGCCCGAACTTAGTGTTCTCGGATTTTGCTGCCAGGACCACCGGCTTGTCCCAGTCGGCGCATCCAGAGGATATGCGGCGATCCACATCAGCAGGTTCGAACCCCTCAGCGATCTGAGGAGCATGCTTTAGGGCGTATAATAGCTCGTTGTGATATTCCCTGGGGAGGGCAGCGCAGCCCGTGACTGATGAGTAGGTTGAATGTGAAGGCTCCACTCTCGTCACGTCGCCCGCCTCCCAAAACCAGGCTGAGGTCGTAAAGTTCACTTCAAAGAAGTTCTCAACCCATGCTTTCCCCCAATCTTCCCTCGGTGGCAATACAAGAATGCCTCTCATGCATTTACGATACCAGGTTTGGTCGCGCATGTGGTAGGTGCTCACTGACCCAGTCTTGACGCGTTCTCGATACTTCACGATGGCCCGGGCGAGGTCTGCAGCCTTGCAGTATCTTAGGAATTCATCTGCAAAGGTAGCGTCATAGGGGTTAGGGCTGGTAAGCTTCTCTCTCGACTTGGCGTACAAGGCCGATAGATCACAATCAGGCGCCGGGAGACCATGGTACAGATTTGCTAGATCCATTGCCATGCGCCCGGGTAACCGCGTGCTTTCGAGGCAGTCGCACCAATCGCTATTTAGTACGGTTCTCCCCGCTTCTCTTAATGCCGCATCTCTCTCCTCCCATCCCGTGTTTATGGTGACATGATCCGCGTGGAACCGGTTTTGGAACCTGTGCTGACCTATCTTCATAAGCCGCGGGAGAGCCGGCTGTTCCTCGGCTGGCATTTCCGCCAGGCACCTAGACATCCAGGATACACACTTGGTCAATGCGTTGGTCATCATGGCAGGGTCCGACGTATCAGGTGCTGAAGCCCTCCAGTTGGTGCAATAGTGGGCCACCCCGTCCCAAAATGTCGAGCAATCCAGTAACTGAGACACAGCCGCATGATCGAATACGAGGACGACATCAGGGTATCCAATGAAGAAGAATGGTCCTACCCTATACAGAGACTGGCACTGGAGGTGCCTCCCTGCGTATGTTCCTTCTGCCGAAAACATATGTATTTCTCTGCATGTCAATTCGATTTCAGCATGAGCAGATTTCATGGCTGGCGACATGGACGACAACTTGAGCTTTTCTATGGCTGTGTGCCATTTGTGGAACCGAAGTGCGATGCCGTTGGTCTGGCCAGGAAATCTTATCCTCCTCTGAAATACGTCCTTGACGTTGTTCCCATGATTGCACGCCATAGCCCCCGCAATGGCGGCATCAACAGCCATCGCAGCCGAGCGAGAATCATACTGCACGGCTCTGGTACTGGCTGTGCACTCTACATTTCCCGATAGATACATGTGCACGAACTCAAAAGCAGCCTCGTCGTCACACAGTACCCTTTGGCTACCGTTGAGGGCTTTCCCCAGACATCCTGCAATGGCGATCCCATAGCTCGTGAGCTTAGGGTTGCGAGATAACCCTCCGGATTTCAGTCCATCCTCGTAGGCTTGTCTGAGAAGCCCTACTCCTTCGCCTAGTTCGTCCTCAAGTATCGGGTCATTTAGAGCTTCTATATCTAGCTCTATCATGCCCGCACGCAGGGCTTCCCCGGACGTTAAGGAATCACTGGTTTCATTCTGCTGGTACCACTCAAAAACACGCGGAGCCATTGGCTCTCCAAAGTCGGCAGCCAGAGACAGGTAAGAGACCAGTTTGTTCTTTGTTTGGCCCCTGTACCTAGGTATATCAAACACCTTGGCCATGGTAGGCAGGATGTATTTAACAGATGACCTTTAGTGACTTTCCCCTCTCACGTTTTTGTCAGCGTTGTTGTGTTCGCTGTTTG